GCTGTGCGAAAACACTCTGTAAACCGGATAGGATAAAGCCTTATGTTCTCTGATAATGCCTCTTGATCTTCTGCGTCAATATATCCTTTTCGGGTGTTAAGAAGAAATTCCCTTGCCCCTATGTCTCTTTTTATGTATTTAGCCTGCTGTTCTGTCGGGGTATTGATGACACTCATCCCATATTCATCAATAAAACCCTGCAATCCATCATAGGCAGGGATGAAAAGCACCGCTAATCCTGATCGTGTCTGTCCATTAGGGTTACGCTCGTAATAATCACTCATCTTACACTGATGCTTGAAGGCACGTCCTCCTCCTTTCTCCATCTCCCCTACCGTGGATGTTTTGATAGTATAACCTACGATGTCACCTCCCATAACGAGACATTCCTTTACTACGGTGTGCCTGTCCCAACAAGAGAGTCCTTTTTTCAATTTCCCTACCTCATCGTCATGGTGGAAGTACAGCTTGTCACCATCATAAGCAGAGGGGTCTGCTATCTCATAGTTAATGCCAGATTCAAGACCTAGCTCAGATGATGACAATGAGCCTTTTGAAGAAAGCCTTTTTGCCGGAGGGGAGAATGATAGCTCTGTCTTGGGAGATGTTGACCCTTCATAGTTAGGTTTAAAGAAGAACGGTAGTTTCTTCCACGGTGCTACAAGGTGCCTCAGGAAGCATTTGCGGGACTGTGTGTCGTTCATGGACTGAATACCACCAAAAGCACCCATTGTCCTGCTTATGATCTCGTAATTGATACACTCAGCCTTGTATGTAGCACCCTCCCTTCTATGTTTGGGGTAATTGAAGCCAAAGAACACCCTTCGGGCAAAATCAATAAATTCATACTCGCCATTCGCGTTCTTGACAGCCATGCCCTTCTGGTTGCATCGTGGGGCAATAGTCTCGGTAAATATTTTTCGCGCGAAGAGAAAGAACCGCCTGTCCCTGTCCCTGTACTTTGGTAGTCCTACGTCAATATGCCACCACCCGCAATAGAAATAATGCCATCCATCAATATATGTAGGGACACCATTGTTATAAAACCAGTATCCGTTGAGTCTCCTGTCCCATTGCGTCTCGATAAAAGCTATCTCTTCTTCGTAGATGTCCTGATGTGCCTCAAGAGCCTCCCATATCTCATCAAGGGTCTCGTACCTTGCATGTAGCTCTTTTATCCTTTTGGGTAGCTTCGGGGGATGCCATTTCTGTTCCCGGGCAGGCAGTCCAAAATTATCTATCTGATGTGGATCGGGAGGTGTGGGAAGGATTATCTCTATCGGGATAAGGTCTTTGTCGTCAGTGTTCACCCATACGCTCTTTTGAGCATCCTCGTATTGTGATAATATCTGGGGATCAACTTCTTTGTGGTATCGTTTTAAAAGAGCAAGGTGATTCATTTTAGCAGTGTATAAAGAGTGCCTTCGGGATATACAATACGGAAAGCCTGTGCTGCCTGCAATATTTAACACACTCCACGGCATACGTGCCATCTGCGGAGAAATGCCTATGTTTAAACCCTACCTTTCTTGCTACATCCAGCTTTACTATGAATGATCCCATGTCAATATGATTTTCTTTCAGTTCTGTTTTCATAACATCATAACCAAGGTAAGAATGCAATGTGTCGCAATACACAAACCCGACACGTGGATTTTTACACTTTTTTAAAAAACTCTCTACAAAGGTAGGGACATATATGTTATCATCATTCGTTATAAGCACATAATCACTATGGTTAAGCACTAATTTCCTCAATATGATATCCCTGTTAGGGTGTCCCCAATAGCCGTTCACCTTCGGGGTACACTCAAAAAATATCCTCTCATCTCTATATGTTGACATCACTGCTATCACATCTGCTGCTGCGGGACCATCATGGATGACGTGAAGCCTCCAATTAGTGTTTGTCTGGAGATAGAAACAATCAACAAGCCTTCTCAGGTGGATAGCCCTCCCAAAGACTGTTACTATGACATGCAGGGTGGGCTTATTCATTGGTATAATTTTTTCTGGGGTAACGAACATCGTAATGTCCTCTCTTTGCTATCAGGCTTTCCTTATCATTCATGCGGGAGTTGTGAAACTCGAACACCTTAACATTGGGGTTGGACCCAATCCAGAACTCCATATTATATCTCCATTCCGAATCAATAAAGCTATGATCCAGGGTGTTTATATAGCTGGCTTTCGCCCAATAGAAAGCACCGGAAAAATGTGGATGTATGCCTATGGGAGTATCGGTGTTCCATAGCACACCACAACAGTCATATCCCTCGTCAAGTTTCTGGATGCAGTCCTTCCATTTCTCCAGTACAAAATATTCCATGTAATCCCTCCAATCAGTGAGGGCTGGATTGTCGTGTGTTATCCCTTTTGAATGAAAAAACAATATGTAATCATCAGGGTTATCTCTCGCATAGTCTCTTATCCATCGCAGGGTGCACCTTAACTCCTGATTATCGGGATAGAATACTATCTCTACCTTATCGTCCATCTTGTCTTTTACCTTGCTTGAAGAAAAGCTCCAGAATTTCCGCAGCCATTCCTGTCCGTGAGGAGGCTGCTTGTCGGGATGATCCACCATGCCAATATACATCTTTGAACAATGCGTAAAGAGGTTTGCTTCGAGACCTCCATCTGGAAGGTGCTTGGCAAGAAGTATTTTACGAAACTGATCCCTCATCATTCCCATGTAATGTGAGCCGTACATGTACCCGTGATAAGCAATAACTAATTTTTTCATTTTCTATAAAGTATAAATACATCATCATATCTATTGGCTATATGCCTTAAATCAAATACTTCAAATGGTATGCCTAGACTTTCAAAGACTACCTTCTGCATCTCTATGTTCTGTATGTCCTCAACAATAAGCAATCCTCCCGGTTTAAGCACCGGATAGACTGTTCTGATGAAGTGAATCTGATCTTCCAGAAGATGTGTCCCGTCATCTATGGCTATTGTTGGGGGGAAGTCATCAAAATATTTTGATGTCGTTTTCCTTATGTCCTTGAGTTCAAGGGTGATCCTGCCCACAGGGGGGAAGGGAACACAATGATCTATATCTATAGTCCTTATCTTAGCATTCGGAAAATATTTCTCCCATAACAGCGCACTACCTCCGTGCTGATAGCCTACCTCAAAAATGTTTATCTTGGCCTCTTTGAATGGAAGAAACAACTTTTCATAGGCAGGCAAGTAATTATGTGTCCATCCCTTGTCCGTAAGGAAGAACCCATCAATCTCTCTTTTGTTTAGCTCTGTAAGTGTCATAATATCTTAATATCGGGAAACATCACAATAAATTTACCGGAATACTGGTCTTTCAATGATTCGATGATGTAGTCTTTGAAGTTATGCGCCAGTATAAGGATATAATCAGGCTGCATGTCTTTTAAGATGTCCCTGCTCACTACCTGTATCCCTGTGCCGGGAATATATTTACACTGCTTAAACGGGGTGTCGTCAATGATGAATGGTATCATATTAAAATCAATCTCACAGCTATTGAGAAAGACACACCCCTTGGCTGCCGCACCGAACCCGACTATACTCTTTCCCTGACTTAATATCTTATGTATAAAGTACTGGAACTCCTGTATCTTCTCTTTTGCCCTCTTTCCCCACTTAACGCAATATTCCTCAGTAAGTGTTTTTTCAAGATTAAGAAAAGACTGTATGGTGCTGTCGGGCTGTCGTATAGATGATTTTTTTGCACTGAGAACCCTTAGTGTCCCTGCATGCATGTCGTGATAAGACACATTAACCACCCTCAGCCCTTCCTGATCAAGTAGATCAATGATGTTTTGCAGGCAATAATAATACACATGTTCATGGTATATCTGGTCATAATTGTCGTTTGCAAGCGTTGTCAGAATATATGGGAACTCGAGACACCATATCCCTTCGTTAGTGAGGTTTCGTTCAATTCCCTTTACGAATGACCGTATTGGCTCTGTGTGTTGAAACACGTTAGTTGAAGTGATCAGCCTTGCCTTATATGGCAGTTGTGTGTCCTTATCAAAATATTCATTGACATACTCAATCCCAAGTTTCTCGTTATCTTCAATGAAGCTCTTTGAACAATCCACGTTTATGTAATGAGGGTTTCTGTTCTCTTTTCGAAACTCGACAAGCAAACTACCGTCATTCCCTCCTATGTCAGCTATTATGTCGTTGTTGCCAAGTATCATTATCCGGGATAGATAATCATACATCCCTGCACAGTGATCCAGGAATGGCTTATTAACACCTGATCGGTACAGGTAATTAAGAAACAAATCGTCTTTATTAACAACATCCGTCAGGCATGTTAACTTACTTTCGGGGAAGAATTGTATGGCTAGGGGGAACTTCTCTACTGACAGGGACTCTTCTTTCGTCTCACAGAGGTTATTGACAAGAGGGACGTTTCCCAGATCGAGATATGGAACGGACTTATTGCTCCCTGTTATTGGACATTTGGTGATTTTCATGATAAATTCTTTTTTATATCTATAATTCTAGCAGATGTATAACTGGCTGCGTTGTTTATTTCATTAAAATATTCCATTTTACATTTTTCAGTATTATTAACTCTCCCTCTGTTTATTTTTGTCATAAACTCATCTCTCGATTTGCAATAATAATGATTAATCCATGCTACCTCATGTACGGGATCTGTTGTGAATGGCCCGTCAATCAAATTTCCTCTCACCCCGTAACTACATCCCTCTATATATGAGGGGGAATGTGGGTTTATAAACTCACTCACTAAAGAAGGCTGAATAATAGATTTTACATGCTTATTTATCTTATGATTCACAGGGGTATGTTTTTTGAATCTTTCGATTTGTGATAGATGCTTATTTTTTTCATCCGCACCAAATGTAATCCAGTTCAATCCAATCCCTGAGCTTTTTTTATCCGACAAAAATGCTTTAATGCTGCCTGATTCTATTACAATAAATTCATCATCATCAATAAATGCAACCCAATCGCATTTAGGTAAGTCCTTTTGTTTGCTTAGATAATCATTATAAGCATAGAGCTGCCTGTTGTTTTCTTCTGTATGAACTAATTGAACTGTAACTCCTTTAAAAGATTTTAATGTCTCTGCAATAGGAATAGTAGATTTATCATCATAAATAAAAAAATAGTCAACACCAATAAGCTGATGCCATTCAATCCATTCAATTAAATAGCGAGGAATACAGTCTTTTATAATTGCACAAATGCCTATCATCTCACTATAATTTTTTTAAGGTAATTCCATACTTCGGGATAGTCAGGGATGTAAATCAGGTCTTTTTTATCCCATATCCAATTCCTTCTCTTCCCTTCCAAGTGATGCCATCCCACTGCTATCGGCAATCCTTCATCCCATGCTTTCTGTCTCCTCTGTAGCTTCACCTCCTGCTCCTCAGCAGGCTTACATCCTCCGTAGTTAAATATCCACCCGTTCATTGGCTTTATCCTTGGGTGTGCAAAAGTTATGTTGTCTGCCCTGAGCGAGAACCCTTCCTTGAACTTACCAATCATTATGAACTCCTGACGGTACATACCCCATAGGTAGTTGTTCTGCAAAGGTGTCCTAAACACCTCTCCTGTGTTATGCATGTAATAGCTCCTTACTGCCAGTTGATCATATCCTTCACTCTCCGCAACCATTATCTCTTCTTTTATGGTGTTGTCAAAAGAGTAATACAGGTCAGCTCCCGTATGCACTACCCAATCCGGTTGTTCTTTTTTTATGGCACCGTCAAGTGCTGCTATCAGGGGAATGAGATTCCATGATTCATTCGTATCCAGACGACTTACCTTCATGCCTCTTTCAACAAGGTATTCATAAGTGCCATCCGTTGACATGTTATCAACAAATAACATCTCACATCCTTGGTTGGTGTAATAGTCAATTAATACTGGCAGGTATGGCAGTTCATTATACACACAAAGAGCTACGAGTATTTTCATGTTATTGAATTTATGATTTTTTGTGCCACATTAATCGGATTGAGATTAAAGTTTGCCCATTCATATTGTTCCTCAATGATCTGATTTCTTAATAATGAATCAGTCCATACATTAATCAGGTCTGCTTCAAGATGTTCCCTGTCTGTCCACCTGATAGGAGGTATATTATCCCCCACAGGCTTAATGCCGGATAAAACTACACAGCCCAATAGCATTGCCTCTAAACCGGACTTCCCTAACCCTGCTCCTATCTGGTCTATTACAATATGATGCTTCGCCTTTATTTCTATTGTCTCCATCCATGTCTTACCCATAATTATTGTGATAGGAATATTATTCATCAAACACACCCTCCCTATCAATTTCGTCCCTTTCTCTTTTAGTTTCGATGGATGGGAAGGGCTGTGGCACACCGCTTTCCTTTTTGTTTTATCTACATCAGGTATTATGAATGGCTGGTAATAAACATTATTAGTCCCTGCCGTTGGTGCAAGGTCTGGCATGGCCCAAAGATTCCACTTATTTTCGGTTATGATCTTATTATATTTTGTTGGATTATTTCTATAAGCCGTTCCACACAGGACAATAGTTACCCCTTTGCTGTAAAGATTCTCAGGGAATGATTCTAATGATATTGCTCCCATTATTATGTAGTGATCTGCTTGCGGAATCCTGTTTGTGATTTTGCAATTAGTCTGTTGGTATAATCCTTTTGTGTCAAGGAGATAAAATATAGTCTCAACATCAGCAAAGTTTTTTAACCCCTCTGCTAATGCTGCTCCGTTTCCATACGTGGCATCCCTTGATATAAGACAAATCTTCATACGTTTAACCAATTATCTCCAATATTTATGTATTCTTTTATTGATTTTGACACCTCACTCACATTACCTACATTCTCATACTCCTCTCTTATGCGGTGTATTATCCCCTCTAAACTACTCCATTTTATTGAGGTAGGGATACCCCCATTATAAATACTTCTTCTTCCCATCATGCCCATTTCAAGTACGGTGTTAGGCAACCCATCATGTGTTGTCAGCCTGAGATTAATAAAGCATGATTCATAGACTTTTAGTAATGCCTCTTTTGAATAGGTGTTTTTTGTGGTTCTGATGATATATAATCCGGTAGCCTTTTCTATTGCATCTAAGTAGTTTTCACCATAGAAATCCCCTTTGCCATAATGAAATATATTATCACCTAACGGCACGGGGTTGATGTTAAAGTCCTGCCACGATACAGGGAGTATCTCATGTGGTATGTCCCATTTTTTAAGGTCATCCCTCATGAACTTACTCTTTACAATATGAGTTGCATTGACCTTTTTTAAGAGATTAGCTTTATCGGTGTCTATCATCAGACTATCAGTGCCACACCAAACAATAACTATCTTATTTATAAATACTTTTAATGCCTCATAATCAGATAGATCATACATCCCGAAGAAGACAACAGGTAGGTGTATGTCAAAAACTTCTACCAGATCAAACTTCCTGAGATATTCTGCCTTGAACGTGCTGACACCTTCACTAATCCTTGCCTGTTGTATTCTCATTCTATCTGGTCTTTAAAGAAAGCTGCTAAATTCCTTTTTATGGTTTCCCCGTCCTGAATGTAATCAAAAACATGTCCTCCAGGAATATTGTTTACATCAATTAAATAAAGCCTTCCGGTGCTGTTATCTCTTATAGTATCTATCTCTCCTACGTCCAGTCCTATCTTCTCACAGAATAGGTTTACTTTTTTAACCTCCGAAATATGCAAATAGTCAGAGACTTGGGTAATCCAATACTTTTTAGTTTTTGACAAGGTGACTTCAAATGTTCCTGCAATGGTGCGGCTCTTTAGAAACAATAATGGTATTTTACCGAAGAAATATGGGATTCGTATGTCACATATCTCGTTTATTGATATACGGTTATCAAGCAATAACTGATAAACATAACCCTCTTCTTTTACGCATGGCATCCTGACGAACATACCATCATGTGCTGACTGTTTATCGCTCTTACGCACACAATAGCCAAATCGCGAAGTATCATCAATCAGGCTGCTGTACTTAAAGACCTCAGTAAATACCCTATCTACATTTGATTTTGTGACATCATTGAGATGCCTGTTTATAACCCTTCTCTCGTCTTTTAATAATTTATCGGGCGTTTTGTTCACATCCTGTATGTTCCAATGCACCGCAATATCCCAATCACTATCTATGTCGTTTGTCAATTCATATCCCATAAGGATAAAACTTGCGATTGTCTTACTTAGAGAATGTCCGGGTAGTTGCACCGGAGGGTCGGGGTAAAATAATACTTTCTTCATTTTTTGTATTGCATTAAAAAAACATCTCGTCCAGGTTCTACAAACTCTTTCGCATAGGTATGCCTGTCTTTACACATGCATATCCACTGCTCTGCTGCGAACCGGTCATTTTTATTCAGGGAGTCAATCTTTGGTAATCGGTAGATATAATCCCTTCTGAACCACCAGAAGTTACCTGAGAAATGGTCCGGTGACTTCATCTCATTCACTGATGACACGTCATATCCTGTTGATACACGGTCATAATGCTCTCGCCAGCGATTAAGGATGCTTTCTGACAACCATGCATTCCAATTACTGATAGCGGGTTCAAATGGCCTTGTAACTCCTTTTGTATGAAAATAAAATCCAACATATTTTGATATATCATTCTCTATCATGCCAAGAGCTTTAAATTCATAATCTATGGGGTTTTCTGACTCAATCCTGATGAGTAACTTGGGATAGACATTTGAAAAATATTTCTTAAAAAGTTCCCTGTGTTCAGGAAATCCAATAAGGCTGACATTAATCTCCTCGCACGCATCGTATAATCCAGAGGTAAGCAGTATTCTTAAATGATCCGACACTATTGAATGCCAAGCGTTGATAAGATAACAATGATAAAAACCCTTTATTCTCATATTGTTTGCTTATTATGGTATTTCCAAATAAACCCAAATGCTGTTTTCTGCCTTCCTGTGCAGGTGTGGGAGATATTTACTCGGCCACAACCTACTTCTTTTGCTGCGATTTCGATACCCTGATGTGTTTTTATAAATTTACCATCTAATGAAAACTGATCTACTGGGTTCCTGAGCGACACTCTCTGCCCTCCAATACGATGGCTGCGTTCCAATGCTGTTATTTTCCTGCCTTTTAATTTATCTGATATTTTTTGTTTTACTGATTCTGGAGTCTTTCTCCCAGAAAACATCTCACTTAATGCCTTTTTTGTCTCTTCTGTATGATGCCTACCAAACATTCCATTACCACTCCCTTTATTTGCTTTACTAATTTTAAGTCTGGTTTTTTTAGTGGCTTTGCGGTTTTTTCTAAATTTACTTATTTTATTCTTAGTTTCTTCTGAAAGTTGCTTCCCATACCAATAACATCCTTCCCCCTGTAATTTACTTTGTATTTTTCTTTTTATTTCCTCTGATGTCTTTTTACCATACATGTGATTTTTAGCACCTAAATGAGACATCCTGTTTTTTTCATTGGCTTCTTTAGATAAATGTCCTCTTCCATTCCCGATGCGTAAATTAAGTCCATTAGGGGATAAACTATTAAATTGAAGACTATAATAGAGTTCTTTACTGTTTAGCCATTCAATAATTTCATCATTATTTAATTTTATATCAAGTATCTCTAATATTTCAAATGTGTGTGATTTAACCCCATATTTTTTAAAAGAATTAAACAAAACGGGTTGCCCATGCCTTTCGCAAAGATTTTCATAGTGTTTCCACCTGCGACCAATATCAACACTTTGCCCAATATAGTGTTTCCCGGATGGTGATGTTATTTTATATATCCCGATCATGCTGTTTCTTTTTTAGGTGTCTCCTCCCTTGCTTTCTTTGCGAAGTCCTCCGGCCTGAGTGCCAGTCTCTCGTTCTCCATGTATCGTAGTATCTCATCTTTCAGATAGGGGTTGTTGTCTTCGTTCAATATCTCCATCAGGTTGTCTTCCAACTCATCTCTTAGTTCTGCAAGTTTAGTGATGCTCTTCGATTCCCCTGACTGTATCTCCAACATGAGATTACTATAAGCAGCCTCAATGCTCACCTGGTAACTGTATTTGTAATTACGATGCATCCTGACATACTGCACTACCTTTTTGTTGACAATGACATTCTTCCCTTTCAGGATGTCCTCAATAGGGCTCTCAAACACCCCTCCCTCTACAACTTCAAACCCCACATCATGAGCTACCTCAATCTTTCTTTTAAGCACATCGGAAAACTTTCTTCTATATGGGCTATGCTTATCGTACATCAAAAGTATGTAGAGATGTACCTTGTTGTTGTCAATGCCCTCCCCTGCGCTTGCCCTGAACTCTCTTATCTTACCAAGCTCCTTGTAGAATTGTGTCACCGATGTCCCTTCAGGTATCTTCTCAGGGTTGAACATCATGTTGATGTACTCTTTGCTATGGAACTGCCCTAGTTTCATAAATCAAGTTTTTGTTGTAAGTTATCTGAAGCAATTTTTTCATTTGACCATATTAATTCATTCTGCCATCCTCCTTTTGTTTTTTGTCGAACCAATGGCACAAACGGAAGCCATGATGCTTCCCCTGATTCACAAACTATAACTTGACCTTCTCTTTCTTTAATATAATTTCTAAGGGTACCGTAATCAATTTTATGATGTTTATAATGATTACCTCCATTAATTGAATAAGGGGGATCTATAAACCAAGTAGCTTCCTGATTGGGCACATCTTCATAAGATCCCTCCATTATTTTCCAGTGTTTTATTTTCCATAGTTGAGATGATATATTTTTAAGCATGTGATTTGCATGGTTTGGCCTCTGTTCCACTCGTATAGTTGCAGTCCAACGTGGAGTGCATGACATAAATCCTATTGTGAAACTTGTAAGTAATTTTGCTTCTTCGCAATCAAAAGTAAAATCATGCAATGATTGACCGACAGTAAGCCGGGGTAATTTATCAATATCTCCAGGAGAACATAATTGCAACCATTTCCAGATTTTTATAATTACATCATACTTATCAACTATTAAAATATCTCGGTCAAAATATCTCAAAGCATAACGAGCGGTACCGCAAAATGGTTCTATGATTTTACCGTATTTTGGAGGAGGATAAAAT